ACGCCACCCTTTATCTCCGTCTGTCCCGTGACGATGGCGATAAGGAGGAATCCAACAGCATCACCGGGCAGCGTGAGCTGCTCCGTGATTACATATCGCAGAGACCCGAATTTCGGGAGTATGCGGTGAGAGTTGACGACGGTTTTTCGGGTTCAACCTTTGAAAGACCAAGTTTCCAAAAGATGATTGAGGACGTTAAGGCAGGACGAACGGACTGCATTATCGTAAAAGACCTCTCTCGTTTTGGACGTAATTATCTGGACGCCGGTGAGTATATCGAAAAGATATTCCCATTCCTCGGTGTTCGTTTCATTGCCGTCAACGACAATTACGATAGCCTCGGAGACAAGAAAGCCTCCGACGACCTTATCATTCCGTTCAAAAACCTCATAAACGAAGCCTATTGCCGTGATATTTCGGTAAAGATTCGTTCTCAGCTTGAAATCAAGCGTAAGAACGGACAGTTCCTCGGCTCCTTTGCCGCTTTCGGGTATCTGAAAGACGAGCAGAACAAAAACAAGCTGGTGGTTGACCAGTATGCCGCCGATATTGTCCGTGACATTTTTAAGTGGAAATTAGAGGGTGTCAGCCCACAGGACATCGCTGACGCTCTGAACAAGCTCGGTGTTCTTTCCCCGATGGAGTACAAACGCTCCCTTGGGATGAAGTTCACCACATCCTTTAAGACCAATTCAAAAGCATTGTGGTCGGCAGGTACGGTCATTCGTGTTCTGAAGAACCCTATCTATACCGGAGTTCTTATCCAGGGCAAGGAGACCACGCCCAGCTATAAGGTACACAAGCGTGTTACCAAGGATGAAAGTGAGTGGACCGTCATAGAGGACAGCCACGAAGCGATTATCTCAAAGATTGATTTTGACAGCGTTCAAAAGGTGCTGAAATGCGATACCCGCCGCAGTCCCGGTGGCAAAGCGGTCGGTCTGTTCAGCGGAATGATTTTCTGCGGCGATTGCGGTGCCAGTATGGTTCGTAAGACCGTTCCTGCAGGCGAAAAGAAATATGTGTATTACGTCTGCTCCGCACACAAGCAGGATAAGAGCTGTTCGCCCCATCGCATCAGAGATAACGCCTTGGAAGAAATCGTGCTCGACAGCTTGAAGCAGCATATCAGCGAAGTCGTGGATATGAGCGAATTGCTCACGATTACCGACACAGCACCTCTGAGAACTGCACAGGCTCAAAAGGTGCAGAGACAACTCGACAAGAAACACGAGGAATATGAGAAGCTCCAAAAGCTGCTGATGTCTCTGTATGAAAATCTTACGGACGGCATCATCGACCGTGAGGAATATACACGGCTGAAAGCGAGCTTTACGGCTCGTGCCGATGAAGCCGAAAAGCAGATGGATGCTCTCAGAGGACAGCTTGAAGATATACACAACCACGGAACGGAAAACGCCTGGATGAATGAGTTCATCAAAAGGCAAGGACTTACAGCCCTTGACCGTGCCGTTGTGGTCGCACTGATAGATAAAATACTGATTCATTCAAACGATGTGGTGGAAATCATCTATCGTTGGCAGGATGAATTTGCTTGGCAGCTTGACATTCTTCGGAGTGCCAGATTGCAGGAGGTAGTATAAATGGCAAGGACAAAACGAAAGACAAATCCTCTTGTGCAGGAAGTGGAATCCTCTGCTCCTGCGAGGAAAGCATATAAGACAGCCGCTTACGTTCGCCTATCCGTAGAGGACAGCGGCAAGCCCGGTGCGGATACCATTGAGGGACAGAAAGCCCTGCTGACTTCCTTTATCGAGAGTAAATCGGATATGGAGCTTGTTTCCCTGTTCTGTGACAACGGGCGAACCGGCACGGACTTCGACCGTCCTCAGTTTGAAAAGATGATGGAGGAAGTCAGAAAGGGTCGTGTGAACTGCATCGTCGTCAAAGACCTATCCCGTTTCGGTCGTAACTACAAGGAGACCGGAAACTATCTGGAGCGAATCTTCCCATTCCTCGGCGTTCGCTTCATTGCAGTCAACGATAACTTCGATACGCTGACCGCAGAGAGAACCCAGGATGGATATATTGTTCCGCTGAAAAATCTCATCAACGAGGTTTACAGCAAGGACATCTCCAAGAAATCCGCTTCTGCACTTCATGTTAAACAGCAGCGTGGCGAGTTCATCGGAGCATGGGCACCGTATGGGTACAGCAAAGGCCCTAATGATAAACACCACCTTGTTATCAATAAGGAAACGGCTCCCACCGTCCGTCAGATTTTCAAATGGCGTTCCGAGGGTATCAGCGTGGTACAGATTGGCCGCAGACTCAACGATGCCGGTATTCTTTCTCCCTCCGCTTATCTCTATGAAACAGGTGAAGTCAAGACGGAGAAATACAAGGGTGTGCTGTGGCATACGCAGATTATCAAAAGCATTTTGGCACATCCCGTTTACATAGGTCATATGGTTCAAGGCAGAAAAAAGCAATCCTTTTATGAAGGAAAGCGACAGACCTATGTGGACGAAGCCAACTGGATTATCGTCCGTAACACCCACGAACCGATTATTGACGAGGAGACCTTTGAAAAGGTACAACAAATCGCCAATCAGAGAAAGAGCGAGTATCACGAACGCCTCGGCAAGTTTGCTCATTTGAAACATAGCGAAAACATTCTGCAAGGGCTTGTGTGGTGTCCGAATTGCCAAAGACCGTTGGTACGATATAAGAACGTGAGCCACGGCAAAAAGCTGTGGTACACCTATATCTGCCCCGGTCACGCAGACGACCCCAATCGTTGTTCCTTTGTGAGTATCCGAGAGGATGAACTAAATGAGGTTCTGTTCACGGCAATTCAGTCTCAAATACAGATTGCCGCTGATTTGCAGGAGGTTATCAAGCGGTTGAACGCAGAACCGGAATACCGCCGTCAGCGTTCCGATGCGGCATCCAAACTGGAAACGGCAAGGCGCACTCTGAAGCGCAGCCAATCTCTGTATGACAGCCTGTATCAGAACTATGTGGAACAGCTTATGACCGAGCAGGAATATGTTACGCTCAAAGCAAGGTACAAGGCAGAAACAGAAAAAGCCGAACAGCTTATCGCCGCTTTAGAGCAGGAACAGAAAGAAAGCAAGGTTTATACCGCAGAGAACCGTTTTCTCACAGAGTTCCGCTCTTTTATGGGAACAGACAAGCTGACAAAAGAAATGGCGTCGGCACTTGTGGAACGCATCTATGTGGATGCAGACCGAAACATTGATATTCGCCTGCGTTATCGGGATGAATATATGGCACTACTGAAATTTATCGAAGGGAGGGCTGCTGTGTGAGAGTAGCAATGTATCTTCGCTTGTCCAGCGAGGACGGCGACTTAAAGGATACCGGCAAATCGGAATCCGAAAGTATATCCAATCAGCGAGGTCTGTTGCAGCATTTCATCAGCAGCAGACCGGAGTTCAGCGGTTGGGAAATCTCCGAGTTTTGTGATGACGGTTGGAGTGGTAAGAACTTTGAAAGACCGGATTTTCTCAGAATGATGGAGCAGGTAAAGCAGGGACAAATTCATTGCATCGTAGTAAAAGACCTATCCCGCTTCGGGCGTGATTATCTCGTGGTCGGTAACTACATCAGCCGTGTGTTTCCGTTTTTGGGCGTTCGCTTCATCGCCGTCAACGACGGTTTTGACAGTTCCAGACCGCAGGACATCGACAGCCTTGATACCTCGTTCAAAACGCTGATTTACGACCTTTACAGCCGTGAGCTTTCCGGCAAGGTCAAAAATGCAAAGCGTATGAGAGCCGAGAAAGGATTGTTCCTCAGTCCGTTCGCTCCGTATGGGTATGTGAAAGCCCCCGAAGATAAAAACCGCCTCATCATTGATGATGAAGCGGCAGACATTGTTCGGAAGATATTCACCTTGACGGCAGACGGAGTAAAGCCTGTTGAGATTGCTGCTATGTTCAATCGTGAGGGAGTTCCGACACCGATGCTGTACAAACGGGCGGCGGGATGTTCCCGTGACCGTTGGCCGAGCATCCACGAAGAAAACTTCTGGACAACAGGCGTTATCTGCAAGGTGCTCCGTGACGAACGCTATATTGGAAAATGCGTATATGGCAAGCGTGAGCGTGATATGGTCGG